CTAGATGCGGGCGCGCACTGGCTCGAGCAGCGGCTGGTATGGATTGCCGTCGACCTTGTGCGCGACGGAATGGATCAGCGTGATGGTCACGCCTGCGTCCGAAAGCTGGGCGCTCAGATCTGCGTGCATCACGACGACGCCAATACTAACCACCGCCCCGGTGCGCGGCAGAATGATCCGGTCGGCCTGGGAGGCCAGCGCGTAACCCGCCGTGAAGGCATGTTCGGCAATCAGTGCCCAGACCGGCTTAGCCTTGCGAGCCGCGCGGATGGAGTCGGCCAGATCGAACACGCCCGTGACCTCGCCGACGAAGCTGTCGATCTCAAGCGCGATACCGCGAACCATGGGGTCCGCGACGGCCGAGGCGAGTTGTGCCGCGATGCCCTCATAGGAGGTCTGCCCGGACGAGCGCCCGATCCACGCGCCGCGATGCACCAGCACGCCGGAGATTTCGATCACCGCAATGCCGTCCCGCAGCGCGAAAGGCGTCTGGCCCTCGCGTTGATATTGCTCGGCTAGACCGTTGGTCAGAATTCCGGCCAAGATCCCGGGGCGTGCGGGCAGCGCCGCGAGGGCCACGTCTTCGGGGGCTACCTCAAGGCCAGCCAAGCGCAGCTGCCGCCCGGTGATGCGCGGCCGCAGCCCTGATAAAAACGTCATCGCCTTTGACGGTTCCACCAGCAGCGGCGTGTTGAACGCCCGCTGGGCGATCTGTGCATGGAACATCTCGCTCACTCCTATGGGGCCGCATCTTGGGTGCTGTCTTGGACCGGGTCCTGGTTGGGGTCCGGCGCATTCTGGTCTGGCGCATTCTGATCACCCGCACCGGGTGCCTGCGCGGGCGATCCCGGGCGGCGGAAGTCGAGGCCGAGCCTGCGCTCCCGGTCCCGTTCGCGGGCGATTTCCGCGTCGACCTGCTCGGCGTCATAGCCGCGCTCGGCGATGGCTTGGGTGCGCGACTTCAACCCGGCTTCGATCTGGGCAATCTCGGCATTGGCGTCTTTCAGCGGGTCGACCCAATCCCATTTGGTCGGCAGCCAGGTGCAGGCGAGGTATTCGGCGCGACGGCGGTCATAGCCCGGCAGCCGCAACCCACCGGCCAGAACGGCGACGTCCATGAAGCGCGCCCAGACCGGTCGGCACATCTGGAACACCATCACCTAATGTTGCCACGCCGAGACGCGGCGGCGGAACTCGATCAGCGACAGCCGCGAATTCGAAAAGTTGCCTTTAGCCCCGTCATTGCTGAGGTAACCGTAGGGGATGCCCAGCGCCGCCGATATCTGTAGCAGGGTGCGGTACTGGAAAGGCTCATAAGTCGCGCCAGAATCGGCGGGGGCGCTGACGGTGACGTCCTCGCCGGGATCAAGCCGCACCACCTGACCGGGGGAGACCTCGTAGTCTTCGTCGGGCGGGGCGAACGGGTTATCCGGCGCGGGCGAGGTCACGAACATCGCATACATCGCCGCCACCTTTTTGCGGTCGAGTTCAGCATCGTCATACTGATCGAGCAGGAACAGCTTGACGATGGCAGGCGCAAAGCGGGACACACCTCGCAATTGCCCAGCCTCGACCGGGTCGATCACGTGCAGCACATCCCCCGCCAGAACCCGGAGCGTTTCGCCGGAAAGGCCGGGATCGGTGCTGTCGCCCGGATGGCGGCGCAGGAAGTGATAGGCCACGCGGCGACCCAACAGGTCGAATTCGATGCCTTGCCGGATGACGTTGCCGTTGCTGTCCACCGAGTTGTGCTGAAGCGGCAGCATTTCTGACGGCAGCATTAGCATTTGCAGCGGCACCGCCAGCCCATCCTCAACGCGGCGCGGGCGAAAGCGCAGGAAGACCTCGCCGGTCATGAATACCTCGCGGGCGGCGCGGCGCTGCAGCCCGTAGAAATCCGTCAACCCCTCGGCGTCGGCATCATCGGTCCAGGCCAGCCAAAGCCACTGCACCGCGTCCTTGCGGGATCCTTGGGTAATGGTCGAATTCGGGCTGATGCCGTTGCACACGGTATTGGCCGCCCATGACTCGATGGCATTGGCGGCATAGCCGTTGTTGCGCACCAGCCAGCGGGCGCCGGCGTTCATCTCGGACCCGGAGGCCGCGATCAACGCGTTGACATGGGCGCGCGAGGTGATGAAGCCCTTCAGGCGGCGCTGCCCCGATGTGGCATCAAACCCGCCCGGCACACCGTAACCGCCCACCCATGCGCCGACGCGGGCGCGCCAGTTGGTAACGGCCATGATCACAAGTCCTTCGATGCGAAGGGTCGGGACACCCGTGACCGGGTCACGGTGGGATCGGACGCCGCGATCCGCCGCTCGAGGTCGAAGATTGCCGTCGCCAGTTCGGCATCCGAGCCGTAGGTGAGTTGCCGCCCGTCATAGGTGATGGATCGCACTCCGCCAAAGCGCATGCCCAGCATGGCGGCCAGCAGCGCCTGCATCTCAACCAGTGTCATCACTACCTCATATATGTCGGGGTCACCGCACCCGGTCGGCGGCGGCGCGGTGTCAGCACGGGTCCGGCGGTGGGCGCGGTCTTTACCACCACTTCGGGCACCACCGGCACTTTCGTTGCAACGCCCGCCTGGTTCTCCAGAGACCACCATGTCGCCTCATCCCAGCGGTTCGCGCCGGGGATCCACGCGGCCGCCCGGGCATAGACCCGGCAGTCGAGCGCCTCGTTCCGCTCGCGCATCTTCTGCCATTCTTGGTGGCCAAAGCCGCGCTTGTTGCGCACCGTCACCATCTGCTCGGCCACCAACTGCTTCAGCCATTCGGTGTCGGCCCAGTCCGGCAGGTGCAGCGTGCCGGGGGCATCGCAGACGCCCAGCGCCCTGTCTTCATCGCTCGGCCGCTCCAGCCGCAGGAAGCGATAGGTTTCCGCTTTGAAGGTCGAGACCGCGATGGTCCTGAGCCGCGCGCCCCGGCGCAGACGCTTGCCTCCGATGGTGGCGTCGACGAAGGTCGGCCCCGAAACCGGGCTCAAACGGTTGAAACTTTCCACGCCCCTTATGGGCGTCGCCTGCGCGTAGCCCACGGCGCGCGACCAAGCATAGACGGCAGGAGCCTCATAGCCGGTGTCGATGGCGAGTTTCGATAGCTGCATGACGGCGCCGCTTTCATGCGTCCAAGTCCGACCCAGCAAGGCGGTCAGCTTGTCCCATGCGGCGGGATCCTCCGGCCCACCCGGAATGACGATTTGCTCGACTTTCCAAACCCCGGCCCCAGGCCCAGACGTCAACTTCGATCCGGT